CTGGTGATACTAAAGCAGTTTACCTAGATGGTGCTGGTTCAGGAGCTGCGGTTGTTGATGCTTTTGCCAGTTTAAACGTAGTAGATTTAAAAGTACAAGATGATCTAACAGTTACAGATGATGCGACTATAGGTGGTACTCTTGGTGTAACTGGAGTTTTAACAGCAACCTCATTAGACGTTTCTGGTGATATAGACGTAGATGGAACTTTAGAAACTGATGCACTAACTATTAATGGTTCAGCAGTAAATTATAAAGCTTTTGGTACTGCTTCAATTATGCTTGGAGACAATGCTACAGGAACTATTGATGCTGCTGACAACAATACTGGTGTAGGTGTTGATGTTTTTGCAGCTTTAACAACTGGTGATAATAATGTTGCACTTGGTAAAAGTGCTTTAACAGCAGTAACGACTGGTACTAATAATGTAGCAATCGGTAAAGAAGCGTTAACAGCAGAAGATACTCGAAGTGACTCTATTGCAATAGGCTATCGTGCTTTAACTGCACAAAATGGAGATACTGCAAATACCTACAACATAGCTATAGGTACTGATGCTGCGTTGTCTCTTACAACAGGAAACAGAAATGTTTATGTAGGTGCGTTATCAGGTGATGCTAACGTAACAGGCGATGGTAATACTGCGATTGGACACAATACTTTATCAACTAATACACATTCAGAAAACAACGTAGCGGTAGGTTATGAAGCTTTAAAGACTTTTAATGTTGGTTCTGGCTCTGGTTTTAATGTTGCAGTAGGAAGCGTAGCTTTAACAGCTTGTACTACTGGAGCTAATAACACAGCAATCGGTGGTAGTGCTTTAGCAGCAAACACAACAGCAGATTATAATACTGCTTTAGGTAAATCTGCTCTGGGCGCAACAACAACTGGCGCAGAAAATGTCGCAGTCGGTGCTTTATCATTAGATGCTAATACAACGGCAAGTTATAACGTAGCAGTAGGAACAAGTGCTTTAGGAGCAAATACAACTGGAGCAACTAACACAGCAGTAGGAAACAATGCTTTAGTATTTAATACCACAGCTTCTAACAACACAGCAGTCGGTTCAAGTGCTTTATACGCAAACACCACAGGTGCAACTAATGTTGCGGTCGGTAGCGATGCTTTACTGGACAATACTACTGGGTCTGAAAACACAGCAGTTGGTTATAGGTCGCTTTATAATAATACTACTGCTGGTGCTAATACAGCCCTTGGTCATAATGCTTTGTTTTTCACTACCACAGGTGCTAATAATGTGGCTATAGGTCAAGGTGCTATGTATATCAATAGTACTGGTGCTACCAATGTTGCTATTGGTAATGCCTCACTAGGTTTGAATAGTTCAGGCTACGATAATGTCGCAGTCGGTGTTTCCGCTTTATACGCAAACACAACAGGTCATTCAAATGTAGGAGTTGGTCACGATGCTGGACTAGCTGTTACTACAGGAGCTGGTCAAGTTGCAATAGGTTTTGGTGCTTTAAAAACTGCAACAACAATAGACTATGGATTTGCAATAGGTTATGAAGCTGGTGCGCTTAACACAAGCGGTACACAAAATTCTCAAATTGGAAATTTTGCTGGTGGTCGAATTACTACTGGAGGTGATAATACAGCCGTTGGATTTGCTGCTGCACAGCTTGCGACAACTGGTGGTCAAAATACTATGGTAGGACATAGATGTGGAGATAATTTAACAACTGGATCAGCTAACACATTTGTTGGTGCTGCAATGGATGGATCATCGGCAACCACTAGCAATGCTAATGGTTTTGGATATAATCTTTCCTGCGCAGACAACTTCACAACTATAGGTCAAGGTTCTGCTGATATTAGAGCAGAACATGGTGTTGCAACTTGGGCTACTATATCAGACGAAAGAGTTAAGAAAGATATTGAAGACGCTACTGTAGGTTTAGCCTTTATTAACGATCTTAGACCAGTAACTTTTAATTATAAAAACAAAGGTGATCTGCCTGAAAACTTTAATGGTTATGAAGAAGGCTCTACAGAAGTTTATAAAAATCCTAAATCTCAACATGGTTTTATAGCTCAAGAAGTTAAAGCAGCTATTGATAAACACAGCGGTATTAAAGATGGTTTTAGTATGTGGGATGATAATGATCCTACTGGACAACAAAGAGTTGGTGAAACAGCAGTAATACCTGTATTAGTAAAAGCAGTACAAGAACTTTCAGCACAAGTTGAAGAATTAAAAGCACAAATAAACGAGGACGAATAAAATGGCACAAACAGTAAGCGAATGTTTAACAGCAGCTACAGATAGCGTAACAGTAATTAATGATATTAACTCTAAAGGGCTTTCATCAACGCATCTTGTTTCAGGAGCTACACAAGCCGATGCAAATACTAGAGTAAAAGCAAACGTAGATCATCTAACTCTTATTCTTGCGTATGACGGAACTAATGAAACACCTAATGTTAAAGACGCAAGTGATAATAAATCATCTTACACAACAGCGATTACTACTGGTAATTCGTATATATCTAGTAATAGCTAGAAGGCAGCTTGATGAGTAAATCTCCAGACGCTTTTGTTTACAGAGCAACGCTTGATCGCGTTGTAGATGGCGATACATTCGATTGTATACTAGATCTAGGTTTCGATGTAAAACTGCATAAACAGCGTGTTAGACTACATGGGATCGACACACCTGAATCTAGGACTAGAGATTTAGCTGAAAAAAAATTAGGATTAAAAGCAAAAGAACGATTAAAAGAGCTTTGTGTAGGATCTTTTAAAATTAAATCTCACGGGAAAGGAAAATACGGAAGAATTTTGGGTACACCCTACACAGAAGATGGGAAAGATATTTGTAAAATTTTAATAAAAGAAGGACACGCTGTAGAATATTATGGTGGCACTAAAACAAAAGTATGGGGAGATTATTAATGTTTAACCTTTGGAATAAAGTAAAATCTTTATTTGTTAAAGATAATTCAGAATACAAAGTTGTACGAGCTAGAACAAAAAAAGGTAGATTTGTTGCTGATGATCCATCTACTAAAAAAAATGAAGCTTATACAAAAGTAAAAGTAAAAAAAAGTAAAAAATAATGCCTTTAGTTCGTTACACTTTTAATCCGGGAATTAATAAGGAAGGTACTGACTATAGTAATGAAGGTGGATGGAATGATTCTAACTTTATTAGATTTAGAGCAGGTAGACCTGAAAAAATTGGTGGATGGGAAAAAAGAACTTCTAGTACATTTATTGGTACAGCTAGAAAATTACTTCAATGGTCATCATTAGATAGTGATAAATTTATAGCAATAGGCACTAATAAAAAATTATATATTTTACAAGGTAATGCATATTACGATGTTACTCCTATAAGAAAAACATCTACTAACAGTATTACATTTTCTGCAACAAATGGTAGTTCTACAATTACTGCTACTGATTCATCTCATGGTGCTGTAATAGGTGATTTTGTTACTATTTCAGGTGCAGTCAGTCTTGGCGGTAATATTACTGCTACTGTTTTAAATCAAGAATATGAAATAGCAACTGTTCCTACTGCAAACACATACACTTTTGTAGCCAAAGACACTAGTGGCGTAACGGTTACAGCAAATGCAAGTGACTCTGGAAATGGTGGTAGTGGAGTTGATGGAAGTTATCAAATAAATATTGGTCTTGATGTATATTTGACATCTGCTGGCTGGGGTTCTGGAACTTGGGGTTCTGGGACATTCGGATCAACAAGCGCACTATCGGCTAACGGACAACTGAGATTATGGACGCATGATAATTTTGGAGAAAACTTAATTATAAATCCCAGAGGAGGCGGTATATACAGATGGGTAGAAAACAACGGAACATCAACCAGAGCCGTTGAACTTGCCTCCACATCTGGTGCAAATTTAGTTCCAACTGTAGGATTGCAAGTACTTGCATCTGAAGTAGACAGACATTTAATTGTATTAGGAGCAGATCCCATAGAAGGTAGTACTAGGTCTGAGGTGTTAGATCCTATGTTAGTAGCTTTCTCAGACCAAGAAAACGAACTGGAATTTGAACCATTAATTACAAACAGCGCAGGCTCTGTAAGATTATCAAGCGGTTCTCAGATAGTTGGTGGCGTTAAATCAAGGCAAGAGATTATTATATTTACAGATACATCTGTATATAGCATGCAATTTGTTGGGCCACCATTTACTTTTGCATTAAATTTAATAAATGAAGCTAGTGGGTTAATTGGCCCTAAAGCTGCTGTCGTTGATGAGAGTGGCGTATATTTTATGAGTTATGGTGCTTTCTACGTCTATAACGGTTCAGTCCAAAAATTGCCTTGTTCTGTAAAGAATTATGTATTTTCAGATATAAACGATGGGCAAGCATATAAAATACATGCTTTTACCAATCTTGAACATAATGAAGTGGGGTGGTTTTATCCATCATCATCCAGTACAGAGATAGATAGATATGTAATTTATAATACGCAAGAAAAAATCTGGTATTACGGTAATTTATCTAGGACTGCTTGGCTAGACTCTGGTGTTGTCAGCTATCCTCAAGCTGCAAGCAGTAATTACATATTCCAACATGAAATAGGTTTTGATGACGATGGTAGCGCGATGACAGGCGTTTTTGTCGAATCTAGTGACTTTGAATTAGGTGATGGCGATACATTTACTTCTATATCTTCTGTAATACCTGATATAAAATTTATACAAGATCAAAACGCAGGAACTATCAATATAGTTACCAAAGTAAGAAACTTCCCAGGTGATTCTTTAGCTACAGAAGCAACTTCAGAAATTAGTTCATCTACGCAAAAGAAAGATATTAGAGCAAGAGGTCGTCAAGCTGTCTTGCGTGTTGAATCTAATGACGATCAATCTAATAGTGGAAATGTTTCTATTGGATGGAGATTAGGATCAACCAGATACAACGTCAAGCCAGATGGTAGGAGATAATGGCTAGATTACTTGAAACCAGATTGCCTGTAGAATCAAATGAATTTGCCAGAAGAGAAATATTCAATCGTTTAGTCAGAATATTAGAAATTAACTTAGGTAGTTTTGATCCAAATACAACACCGCAATTTAACGATCAACAAATAAGCACTTTAGCTTTTAAACAAGGTGATGTAATATGGAATACATCTATTGGCGTGTTGCAAGTATATACAGGCAACAAATGGATACAGCTTCATACTCCAGCTAATCCAAAAGGATATGAACTGCAAACATCATTAGGGAGTGTTTCTGTCAAAACTAATGGAAATATTTCTATAAATGTGTGATATTCCTAATAATATTATGTAGGCAGTCAAAAAATGGCAATAGAATTTATTACAAACGCAATAACATCTGTTTTTAAGAACGAAGCAGCAAAAGACGCAATTATAAATGCAGCAATAACTAAAGCTGCAGGCGGTACTGATAAACAAGTATTGGCTTCAGGACTAGGCACGTTCGCCTCTCAAGAATATGGAATACCTGGAATACCAGGTTTTCCAGGGACACCACCTATCAATCCAAACGCTCCTGATCAAACTGCAAAACGTGCAGAGGAAATAAAAACAGGAATAAAAAACAAAATAGAAGATGCAAGGAGTAGAGGACGAGAAGCCATTGCAATGGGTGATATTGGTTTATATGAACAGACGCAAAAACAAATTGTAGCGCTTGAAGATGCCCTTGCAAAAGCACCTACTAAAACTGGAGGGACACCAGAGTTTATAAAAAATATTGGTGATTATCTTGGTTTTGGTGGTTTAGAAGATTTAAAAGAAAAATACTTAGATAAAGATAGTGCATTTAGAACGCCACTAGGAGAAGGATTACCATCACCTTCAGGTTTGGCCTTGCCTGCTTTACTAGGTTATATGGCGTATGATTCAGCCAAAGATAGAAAAGGCGGTATCGCTTTGACTCCACAAGTGATGATGGACTCTTTAGGTAGATACCAAATGGCAAGCGATATGGGAACTGGCGGTACAAGAGCAGAGTTTGGTCTTGGGCCAAAACCATCAGTCCTGAATGTAGCTGGTGGTGGTGAAATAAACAGACAATATTTTAGTGAAGGCGGTATTGCTGAACTCGATATGAGAGACGGTGGAGAATCAGAAGGCCCTGGAACTGGCACATCAGATGATATACCAGCGATGTTAAGCGATGGTGAATATGTGATGACTGCAAAAGCAACTAAAGGAGCAGGTGCATTTGATCTATCAAAATCAGATTCAGGGATTACTCTAGTAAAAACAGATAACCCAGACAGAGAACGCGGTGTAGCTAACATGCGCGAGTTAATGAATATATTCGAGGAAATTTAATGGAAGTCCCTAATTCAATGAATCCTGTAGTTTACAGTCCTGTAAAAACTAGAGAAATCAGTTCTGATCCATTCGTAAGAGAAGCGTATTTTGGTTCTCCTGATACCCCAGGAATAATATCTCAGGCTATTGATGCAGCGAATAGAGTATATGGTTCACCTACTCCTGTTCAACAAACAGCAGGTTTATCGCCTTTAGAAATGGAAGCGATGCGTGGTGCT